GTTCAAGGATTAGGCACAGTCTCTTCCATGTCCAATGCATCTAAAGTAGGTGTCTCTCAAGTTCTAGGTCGTATGTCCTATGCAGCAACCATCAGTCACTTGAGACGTATTCAAACTCCTGTTGAGAAATCAGGTAAGTTATTGGCACCTCGTAAACTTCATGGTACATCATGGGGATTTATGTGTCCAGTTGAAACTCCAGAAGGTCATTCAGTAGGTATTGTCAAGAATATGAGTTTATTGACTTCAATTTCACAACATGTTCCTTCAAGTACAGTTCTTCACTTCTTGCAAGATGATGCACGATTGACTTGGATTTCAACACCTAAAGTCTATACTGGAACATCTATTACAGTCAATGGAGTATTGGTTGGTTATACAGACAAACCTTATGAAGTGGTTTCATCCTTGAAACTTGCAAAGCAAACTCGTCGCTTGCATCCACACATATCCATTGCATGGTATACGATGATGAATAACATTTCAATTGAGACTGATGGAGGACGATGTGTACGTCCAGTCTTCAGGAAAGGTTCAGATCCTCCAAAGGATCTAACAAGTTGGAATGAATGGGTAGATTCATGCGTGGATTACATTGATCCTTCTGAATCCGAGACGCTTCGTATTGCAATGACACATGATGAACTAACACCTTCTCATACACATTATGAGATTCATCCATCCTTGATTGTAGGACATATGGCATCCACGATTCCATTGTCAGACCATAATCAATCTCCTCGTAATACCTATCAATCTGCCATGGGTAAGCAAGCAATGTGTATCTATGCAGGCAACTTTGCAAAACGTTTGGACAAGAACGCATATGTTCTCTGCTCCATTGCAAGACCTATTGTAGAAACACGATCCATGAACATTCTTAAGATGCATGAGATGCCATTTGGAATGAATGCAATTGTAGCAATTGCCTGCTATGGTGGATACAATCAAGAGGATTCAGTGATTATGAACAAGTCTGCAGTTGAACGTGGATTCTTCCGAGGTCTCTATTACGGAATGTATAAAGATGAAGAGCATCGTAATGTAACATCCGGTCGTGAAGAAAAGTTCATGAAACCTCAAAAGCACGCAACACGCAAATACAAGAATACATCCTATGAAGCAATTTCTGAATCAGGTCTTCCTATCATCAACTCCGTTCTTCAAGAGAACGATGTAGTCATCGGTAAAGTTGTCAATCTACGAAATGATGCAGCAGGATATGCATTCCGTGATGCTTCTACGACACACAAGAACTCTGAACCTTGTAGAATTGATGGAGTGTGGCAGGACAAGAATTCAGATGGATATCCTTTCATCAAAGTGCGTACTGTATCTGAACGTATTCCACAAATTGGTGACAAGGTATCCTCTCGTCATGGTCAGAAGGGAACCATTGGAATGTTGATGGAAGAAGAAGATATGCCCTTCACTGCAAGTGGTCTTCGTCCAGATATCATCATGAACCCTCATGCAGTTCCATCTCGTATGACTATTGCTCAGTTGATGGAGAACATCTTTGGTAAGATTGGTGTTCGTAAAGGAACCTTAGGTGATGGAACTCCTTATTCACACTTGAAGGTTGAAGATCTGAAGAAACACATGGTCGAACTAGGAATGCATCCTTACGGAAATGAGATTCTCTACAACGGTCAGACAGGTGAAATGATGCAAGCAGAGATCTTCATGGGTCCTACATTCTATCAGCGTCTCAAACACATGGTCATTGACAAGAAGCATTCACGTGCACGAGGACCAATTGTATCGCTTACCCGACAACCTTGCGAAGGACGTAGTCGTGATGGTGGTCTGCGTGTAGGTGAGATGGAAAGAGATTGTATGTTATCACACGGTATCTCGGTGTTTACCAAGGAGCGTCTGATGGATGTTTCCGACCCGTTCAATACAGGTCTATGCAAATCATGTGGAACACTTGCAGTAGTGAATCCAGTGGAAGGTATCTATGCATGCGGTGTTTGTGGAAACAAGACCGACTTTATCATGAAGACCATTCCATATGCAATGAAATTATGGATGCAAGAGTTGGAAGCAATGCATATAACACCTAAGATGATATTGGAATAGGATCCTCAGTTTGAATCATTGTATTCAAACTTTCACGCGATGGTGATTTAGGTATTTGTGTTTTGTAACGATGCATATCTCTTCGATAAAGATACACAAAAAATCCTCCAACTACAAAAATTCCAATAATCGTGCCGATTCCAAATGGGTCCATTTTTTTAATTCCCGCGTTCAGTCTGAAAGTTTGTCTCTGCTTAAAACAAAATGCCTGGAACTACCCCCGCTGGAAACTACAATGTACCTGGAATGGGAGAAGAACAATCTGCTGGACGCAGACGCACTCGCAAGGGACCTTCTGCTAAGGCATTGAAGCGCGTCCTCAAGTCCCATGGACTTAAGTCTTCTGGTAAGAAGGCAACTCTTCGTGCCCGTGCAAAGAAGGCACATCTACTCAGCAAAGCTTAACTTATAACATAAAACAACCCAAACTTTTGACATATACATGTCTGAGTTTGGTGCGTCGCCCTATCCTGTAAATAATTTTTCTTGCGCTTAAGCAAACAATATGGGTGGTGGTCTTCTTCAACTTGTCAGCTACGGTGCGCAGGACATCTACATTTCCGGCAATCCCCAGATTACTTTCTGGAAGGTGCTTTACAAGCGCCATACAAACTTCGCCATGGAGTCCATTGAGGTCACCTTCAACGGCCAGGCAGACTTCAACAAGCGTGTGACTGCAGTCATCAACCGTAACGCGGACTTGATGTACCGAACATACGTCCAAGTTGTTCTCCCTGCAGTTGACTTTTCCTCAGTCAATCAACTCCAACGATTCCGATGGCTCAACTACATCGGTCACCGTCTCATCAAGACGGTTGAACTCGAGATTGGCGGTCAACGAATTGACAGACAGTATGGTGACTGGATGCAAATCTGGACCCAACTCTCTCAAGATGTTGGTACAACAGAGGCACTCAACGACATGATCGGTAACACACACGATCTCGTCCTCATGAAGGACAAGAGAGGTTATGCATTGGATGCTTCATGCGCTGGTTCTGAGCTCACAAACACATGCGCTCCACGTGCAGGTACACCAGCACGAACATTGTACATTCCTCTCCAGTTCTGGTTCTGCCGCAACCCTGGTCTTGCAATCCCTCTCATTGCACTCCAGTACCACGAGGTCCGTATCAATGTTGAGTTCGAACAATGGATCAACTGCGTTTACTACGAGTTGACCACTGGACTCACTGCACCCACCAGCATTCAATCCTTAACTGCTGCTTCACTCTACATTGACTACATCTACTTGGACACTGAAGAGCGACGACGATTCGCCCAACAGACCCACGAGTACTTGATTGAGCAACTCCAGTTCACTGGTGCTGAGTCCATCACATCCTCTTCCAACAAGATCCAGCTCAACTTTAACCACCCAGTTAAGGAGCTCGTCTGGGTTGTTCAGCGAGATTCCTTCGTTGACTGCACACCTAACCAATCCTTCATTCAAGAGGTCAATGGATGCCAACCATTCAACTACACTGATGACTTCAGCACTGAAGGAATTGTGATGGATGTCCTCGCACGTGGTTCATTGGCTTCAGGCGGTCCAGGAACATCTGTTCCTACAGTAACTAACGATGGTCCTTCAGGTCCCTACCTCCCAGGTTTAGGTATTCCAGGAAGTGGTCCATCACTCAACGGTGCATCATGGCTTGACACCAACACTGGACAGGACCAAGCAATTGTCTTCGAGGACACAACCAACTACCTCCTCGCAAAGGTGATCCTAGATTCTGGAGTCAAGTGCGAAGGTAAGAACCCAGTTGAAGTTGCCAAGCTCCAACTCAACGGCCAAGACCGATTCACTGAGCGTGAGGGACGATACTTCTCCCGAGTGCAACCATTCCAGCACCACACTCGCACCCCATCTCAGGGTATCAACGTGTATTCCTTTGCACTCAAGCCAGAGGAGCACCAACCATCAGGCACTTGCAACTTCTCACGAATTGACAAGGCAACCCTCCAATTAACTGTCTCAGTTAACACAGTGCGATCTGGCCGAACTGCTCAGGTCCGAGTTTATGCAGTCAACTACAACGTGTTGCGAGTGATGTCAGGCATGGGCGGCTTGGCATACAGCAACTAAACAACATAACAAGAGAAATCAAAAAACAAAAGTCACATCAAGATTGATGCGGATTTTGTTTTAAAATTTAGATATACGTAAACAAATAATGCCTACATTTACTGTTGGATGGGGTGGGTCTGGAGATTATTGGAATGAAATTTTGAAAGAGTTCAAAGATCAAGAGGTTAATGCT